CGTCAGGCGCTGGACCGCATCATGATCGGCTTCAACGGCCTGAAGCGTGAGAAAACCTCCAACCGCGTGCAGAACCCGCTGCTGCAGGACGTGAATATCGGCTGGCTGGAAAAAATCCGCCAGGAGAAGCCGTCGCAGGTGCTGGGTCAGCACATCGGTGACGACGGCAAGGTGGTATCGGACAAAATCACCGTGGGTAAAACCGGCCTGTTCCGTAACCTGGACGCCGTGGTGATGGGCGCGGTGTCGGAAAAAATCGGCGTGCAGTATCAGGACGACACCGAACTGGTAGTGATCTGCGGACGCCAGCTGCTGGCTGACAAGTATTTCCCGCTGGTTAATCAGAGCCAGCCCAACACCGAAGCGCTGGCCGCTGATCTGATCATCAGCCAGAAGCGCATCGGCGGCCTGCAGGCGGTCCGCGCCCCGTACTTCCCGGCGAATGCGCTGCTGATCACCCGCCTGGATAACCTGTCCATCTACTGGCAGGAAGAAACCCGCCGCCGCTCGATTATCGACAACCCGAAACGTGACCGCATCGAAAACCTTGAGTCGGTCAACGAGGCTTACGTGGTTGAGGACTATGACTGCACCTGCCTGGTGGAAAACATCGAGCTGCTGGAGCAGGAGCCGGAGAAAGAGCCGGGCGAAATGAGCGACGCGGAAATCGCACGCATCGCCGCCGTGGCGGCCAGCGTGGTCAAGTCCATGAGCGGCGCGGGCAGTTCAGCCGCCAGCGCGGACACCACGCAGACCGGTGATGCCGGTGATGGCAGCAAAGGCGGAGCGTAACCCGTGACTAACCCTTTCCGCGCGCATACGCGCTTTATTCAGGCACAGGAGGCCGCCCGGTCGGGCGGCAGTGGCCGCAGCACAAAGGGCTATGACCTGATGCTGCTGCAGCTGAACGAAGACCGCCGCCGCCTCAAGGGCATTCAATCCAACGTCCGAAAGGCCGAAATCAAGGTGGAGGTGCTGCCGAAGTACGCCGCCTGGGCTGAGGGCGTGCTGAGTGCTGACGGCGCGCAGCAGGACGACGTGCTGATGTACGTGATGCTGTGGCGCGTTGACGCCGGTGACTATGCCGGTGCGCTCGCGATTGGCCGCCACGCACTTAAGCACGGCTGGGCGATGCCACTGGGAAGCCGCACCACGGCGACGGTACTGGCCGAAGAAATTGCCGACGCGGCAAAGGCCGCCATCCTGGCAAAGACGCCTTTTGATCCGGCTCTGCTGCTGGAGGCGCTGGAGGTCGTCGACGCACACGACATGCCCGATCAGTCACGCGCCCGTCTGCACAAGTCCATCGGCTGGGTGCTGACGGAAAGCAGCCCGGCGTCCGCGCTGAACCATCTGAAGCGCGCCCTGCAGCTGGACGAGAAGTGCGGCGTTAAAAAAGACATTGAGCAGCTGGAGCGGAAGATCCGTAACGCCAGCTGATAACCGGACGTGCCCACGCGCGGGGCGGCACGGGGTGGCGACAGGCAGAGCCGCATCAAAACCCCGTCCACCGCCCACCTATTCAGGAGTAACAGAGCAATGGAATTTATCGCGCCACAGAAGGCGACGGCAGCGCCGGACATCATCCCCAATAACTCATTCTGGCCGGACGTTGATCTGGCGAAGTTCCGCAGCGTCATGCGCGTTGACGGCACCGTGACGCCGGAGCGTCTGCGTCAGGTGGTGCTGACCGCGATGGCGGAGGTTAACGCGGAGCTTTACCCGTGGCGTGAGCGGCAGGAGCTGGCCGGTCATAACGGCCTGGCTGACGTTCCGGCTGAGAAGCTGGCCGGTGAGAGCGTGCGCCTGCATCACTACATGAATGCGGTGTGGTGCTGGACGCGCGCGGTGCTGAACGAGCGCTATCAGGACTTTGACGCCACCGCCTCCGCCGTGAAGCGTGGCGAAGAACTGAATGATGCCAGCGGCGACCTGTGGCGCGATGCGCGCTGGGCCATCAGCCGCGTGCAGGACATGCCGCACTGCACCGTGGAGCTTATCTGATGAAAGTGCGTGCGCAGCAGTATGACACGGTGGACGCACTCTGCTGGCGTCACTACGGGCGCACGCAGGGGATGACGGAACAGGTACTGCAGGCAAATCCGGGGCTGGCGGAGCACGGCCCCCTCTTACCGCACGGGCTGGAGGTGGAGTTGCCGGACGTGACAACGACGGCCACCGTGCAGGCTGTCCAGCTTTGGGACTGAATCATGTGGGAAAAAATCAGCACCTTTATCACCTGGTGCATGGCGGTAGTGATGGCGTGGCTGGGCGGCATGGACCTGAAGGACATGTCCACCGTGGCCGGGGTATTCATCGGCCTGCTGATGGCGCTTATCAGCTGGTACTACAAACACAAAACCTATCAGCTGCTGCTGAGCGGGCGCATCACGCGGGGTGATTATGAATCTGCAGATCGTTAAGCGCTGCGCCGTGGGCGTGGTGCTGGCACTGGCCGCCACGCTGCCCGGTTTTCAGCAGCTGCACACCTCCGTGGAGGGGCTGCGGCTCATTGCCGATTATGAGGGCTGCCGCCTGCAGCCGTACCAGTGCAGCGCGGGGAAGTGGACCGACGGGATCGGCAACACCTCCGGCGTGGTGCCGGGCAGGTCCATTACGGAACGGCAGGCGGCGGGGAATTTCATCACCAACGTGTTACGCACCGAGGCGGCACTGGCGCGCTGCGTGGCGGTCTCCATGCCGCAGCAGGTTTATGACGCGCTGGTGTCGCTGGCGTTCAACGTCGGCACCGGCAACGTCTGCGGCTCTACGATGGTGGCGTTGCTGAAAAAGGGCCAGTGGCGCGAGGCGTGTTATCAGCTGCCGCGCTGGGTTTATGTGAAAGGCGTATTTAATCAGGGGCTGGATAACCGGCGCGGACGTGAACTGGCATGGTGCCTTAAGGGAGTCTGAGCACATGAAGAACATCATCGTGATGGTTCTTTTTTTTCTGGGGATTGTGTTGTGGCAGTCGTGGAACCTGCACAACGCCTATCAGAAGATTCATGCCCATGAAGCAGTAATAGAATCTCAGGGAAAAAAGCTGAGCCAGAAAAACAGCCAGCTGATTGCGCTGAACATCCTGACGCAGACAAGCAGCCAGGCACAGACGCAGCTTTACGCCGCCGCCGAACGCAACGGCCAGCTGCTGCGCGACCGCCAGCGAAAGATTGAGGAGCTGAAACGTGAAAATGAAGACCTTCGCCGCTGGAGCGATACCGCTTTGCCTGATCCTGTTGTCCGGCTGCGCCAGCGACCGGCCCTCGCAGGAGGTGAATCTTACCGTCAGTGGCTGTCCGAAAATCACCCGCTGCCAGCTGGACCAGGCAGCACTGCGCACTAACGGCGACCTTCTGGCCCTGCTGGACGAAACGGAAGCCGCCTGGGCGGCGTGTGCCGGTAAGGTGGATACCATCATCAGTTGCCAGGAAAAAGACGATGAACAAGCCTCAGTCCTTACGCAGCGCCCTGAATAAGTCGGTCCCTTACGTGGCCGACAACCCGGACCGCCTGCACCTGTTCGTGGACAGCGGCCAGCTGGTTGCCACGTCAGCCGCTTCCCTGTCGTGGGAGTATCGCTACACGCTGAACGTGGTGATCACCGACTTCACCGGCGATCAGAACCTGCTCATGGCCCCGATGCTGTTGTGGCTGCGCGACAACCAGCCCGACGCGCTGCAGAACAGCGAGGCACGCGAAAGGCTGTTTTCCTTTGAGGTGGATATTCTGGCAAATGACCGCTGTGACATCAGCATGGACCTGAAGCTGACCGAGCGCGTGATAGCGACCATTAAGGACGGTAAAGCCCGCATTGAGGCGGTGCCGGAACCGGACGCGCCGGAGGAATTCTGGGCGGTGAAGCATGGCTGAACTGCATGAAGTGGATGCCTGGCTGGCTGCGCTGCTGGCACAGCTGGAACCGGCGGCCCGGAAAAAGATGCTGCGCGAGGTGGCACGCGACGTGCGCCGCATTCAGCAGGCAAATATCACCGCGCAGCGTTCCCCGGACGGCAACGCATGGGAGCCGCGCCGCGTCAGTGCCCGCAGCAAAAAGGGCCGCATCCGTCGCGGCATGTTTGCGAAGCTGAAAACAGCGAAGTATCTGAAGGCGCAGGCGAATGCAGACGCGGCTGAGGTTGCCTTTGTGCCGGGGGTTCAGAAGCTGGCCCGCGTCCATCACTACGGCCTGCGGGACCGGGTAAGCCGTCGCGGCCCGATGGTAAAATATGCGGAACGTCCGCTGCTGGGCGTGAATGGCGACGTGGAAAGCACGGTGCGTGAAGCACTTTTAGGCTGGCTCAGTAAATGAGTCAGCCTTTATGGCGCAATGGTAATGTATTTTACTTTTTCAAAGAAAAATAAAAGATCTTAAAACATTCTCGTCAAACTCTTACTTGGTGTTAGTAAGTCTGACTGAACTATTTTATCATCGCTTATGCCAAACATCCTTAATACACATCTAACACTGCTGGGAAATGGTTCAGATGCATACGGTGAAATGAAAACTTTATGGATGAGCCTATTTATATCGATATCTATAAATTCAGGGGCGGGCTTTGCTTCATCTAAATTATGATAACTCTTATTTGGCACAAAGTATAATCTTGCTTCATTTTCATGCGCGAATGCAGTTCTTTTAAGTAAAGGGCCGATATTACCGTTCACTATACAATCTCCCGGCTTGAGGTCAGGAGAGTCAAAGTTAATATATTTAATTTCGCTAAAATATATAATATCTGCTCTGGAATCAACCACTGATTCGATAAGCGATCCGGCAGTAGTTTGTATCGCTATCCCTTTATGCGTATCGGAATATAGTTTCCACATTGCCTCGGATTCAAAATCATTTTTGTGCCAGCAATTTACCACGACAGAACTCATGAGATTAAAATAAACATCTTCCATTTTAACTGCATGTGATAAAGCCTTAACCCTTAGCTTATCAAATTCAAGTGTCGTCTCAGATTTTAATTCTTCGGAATCAGGGTTACTTGATAAAATATGTTCTTGAAGTCGATTAATACGTTCCAGCAAATCACCTTGTGTGCTACTAAGCACACCTGCAATTGCATCGAGCGATGCTTTAGGTAACAACCCTTCAAATGGATCACTTGATGCGTAATATTTAATAGGTGTGAAGAAAAGTTTTTTTGTATCAAGCAGATTTATTAAACGGTCTAATGTCATATAACGCCATAGGTTCTGGCTTTTATCAATATTCGGAGTGACATGTTCAGCTTTTATGCTCATAACAAACCTTCAGGGTATTGTGTGGTTGATGAAACAATAGCATGAGGATTCATTCGACCAAAAAAAAAAGCATGCTAATTGAATGAACGAAAAACTAACTGAAATCATGCGTCTCATCACCAACCTGATCCGCACCGGCACCGTGTCCGAGGTTGATCCGGTGAACTGGCTGTGCCGGGTGAAAACGGGCGACCTCGAAACCAACTGGATTAACTGGCTTACCCTGCGCGCCGGTAATACGCGCACATGGTGGCAGCCCACCGTCGGGGAACAGGTTGTGCTGCTGAGCCTGGGCGGCAATCTTGAAACCGCTTTTGCGCTGCCCGCCATTTATTCCGAAGCCTTCCCGCCGCCCGACTATTCAGAAGACGGCACCACCACTGTGTTTAAGGACGGTGGCTGGTTTCAGTACGAGCCGGAAAACGGCCAGCTGCTGATAAAGAACATCAAGAGCGTGCGCATTGAAGCGGCAGACGGCATTCAGCTGATCACCGATGCGCTGGGGATAGAGGCCAGCCAGACACGGATTAACGGTGACACCACGATGAACGGTGATGTGACCCACGGCGGCGGTTCAATGAGTTCTAACGGCGTGATTGCTGATAAGCACTTACACAACAAAGTGAAGACCGGCACCGATATATCAGGAGGCCCGCAATGATGTATCTCGGCATGAACCGCGACAACGGCAAAGCCATTACCGATATCGATCACATCCGGCAGAGCATGCGCGACATCCTGATCACCCCGGAAGGCAGCCGCATCGCCCGGCGTGATTACGGCTCGCTGCTGTCGGTGCTGATTGACCAGCCACAGAACGACGTGATCCGCCTGCAGGTAATGGCGGCAGTCTATGTCGCCATCAGCCGCTGGGAGCCTCGCGTGAGGCTGAGCACCGTAAACCTTACCAGCGACTTTGACGGCTCTATGGTGGTTGAGCTGACCGGCCAGCGGGATGACGGTTCGCCGGTTGCTATGTCTGTACCAATGGGGGTGAACAGTGGCAGTAATTGACCTTTCCCAGCTGCCCGCACCGCAGATTATTGAGGTGCCGGACTTTGAATCGCTGCTGGCTGAGCGCAAAGAGGCGCTGATTGCGCTTTATCCGGCGGATGAACAGGCCGCCATGCGCCGCGTGCTGGCGCTGG